CACCACACCGGCCACCTTGGTGTCCCGCAGCTTGTTGGTTTCGCCCCCGAACTGCCACAGCCCGAAATCCCGGCCATAGCGGCATGTCTCGTTCCACTCGGCCACCCAGTGGGCATACCTGGACAGCTGCTCATCGTGCATATAGCCCTCGAACATAGCGCGGGAGGAGTAGATGCCCACCCATGCGCCGCGCATCTCCAGTGCCTCGCAGAAGGCCAGCACAATGGCCGTCAGCGCGTCCTTGCCCAGCGCCAGCATCTCCTTGTGTTCCACGTCCATGTACACCGGCAGCGTAAACTTCTTTCCGGCAAGGCAGTTGTCGAAGAAATACGCCGCCTCCTGCTCTGCCTGTTCCACGGTCAGCGCCTTGCTGAACCAGTAGCAGCCCACGTCAATGCCGCGCTTGACGCACTCCTCATAGTTCCGCTGGAACTGCTTGTTGGTGTAAAGGCCGTTGTTACCCCCGCCGCCCTTCAGGACGGCGAAGGTAACACTCTCGGCTTTATCCCAGTCGAACACGCCCTGCGCGTCCGAAATGTCAATGCCGAACCGCATGGCTCACTCCTCCAACTCAGGCAGACCCGCCAGAGAGGTCAGCAGGCTCAGGATGCCTGCCAGCACGGCGGCGCTGCCAACGGCGACCCAGTTGACTTCTGCCATGACGGCGGTGGTGCCGATGGTGGCAACAGCGGTCTGTGCCACGGTCTTGATGGCGCGGATGCCCGCCGCCTTGATCCAGTTCTTCCAGTTTCTCATAATGTAGTCCTTTCCGGCCTAATTGGCCTGTCCCATGTTGTTGTGTACTTTTTCCAAATCGTCGATACGATGATTGGCTACCTTCTGCCGCTCCTCCAGCAGCGCCACACTTTCCTCCAGCGCGTAGGTGCGCTCCACCAGATTGTTGTGCTTGCTGACCTTCTGCTCCAGCTGCTCCAACCGATAGGCGATCAGGGCGGTACTCTTGCGGTTGGCAAGGTAGCTGCCAACCAGCGTGCCCACAAGCCCCAGCGCCGCCACGATGATGGCTTCCGTCATACGACCGCCTCCCATGCGTCGGCGTATTCCGTCGGGCTGTACGCCGTATCTTGCAGGCACTTATACAGCACCCCATCCAGCGTCATGTACTCGCCCTTCTTGTAGATATCGTGCGCTCCCGTGGGAGCCACGAAAGGCCGAGCCTGTTCCGGCGCGGTAGCATGCAGCGGGCGGTGGAATGTGCCCCACGCCGTGCCGCCCGGCACGATATCCGGATACACGGCATTGTCGTAGGCTTGGATGCACTCCCACACCTGCCCTCGGGCGGTGTAGAGTTCCCCCGCCGCGTGCTGTCCCTCCGCCCATTTGGGATACAGGGCGCCGGCGGCCAGCCGGTCATTATCGGCCACCACGAACCGCAGCACCGCCACCGCCGCCGTCTGCATGGCGGCGATCTCCTCGTCGGACGTCAGAAGTTCTTCGCCGTCCCGGTAGAACTTGCCTTCGCTGTACGTGTCCCCGATGCCCACCGGGCGGTCATGGAGCGCCACCGCACCGGGGAAATCCCCGGCGTTGGTTTCCCACAGAGTAATGACGTTGGTCACAGTCCCTTCCGTGATAACTGCATATCTCATGCCGCCACCTCCTTGTGCTGCCGGATGACCACAATGCCGTCGGCAGGTTCAACGTTATAAGCGCCGCCATTGCCGGAGTTGGGTACGGTGGCGGTCAGGTTATCGCCGCCGCCGGAAGCGTACAGGTCGCCGTCTGCTTCGCCAAATTCTCGTGTGGTGGTACCCTGTCCCTTGCCGCCAGCAGTTGTAGCAGTCGTACCGTCGCCACCATCCGTACCACCAGCGGCGGTACTGTAGTTGGCATGTACCCCACTGACATTCAGACCACCGCCGCCAGAGCCACCGTCTGCGCCCGGCTGCTTGGATGTGTTATATCCTCTCTTAGAGCCCTTTCCTCCCAGTGCAGATGCGGCAAACGCCGATGTTGTGCCACCATCCGTACCGTTCAAACTACCTTCAGTAATGTTTTTGCCCGCCGCGCCTACCACGATGGGATAGGCGGTATTGGCCGCCACCACCACAGACCGCACGGTGGTGGTGTAGCCTGCGCCACCACCGCCGCAGAGTACATAGCTTCTTCCTCCGCCGCCACCTACCAAAAATGCATCAATCACCATGTCTTTCAATGGCGTGAACGTGCCGCTGGACAGAAACTTGATGCGCCAGTTGCCGCCGCCATCGTCCAGCACCTGATACGTGCCGTCGCCGCCCGACCAGTTGAAGTCCTCGCCGATGACGGGCGCGGAAATGGACGCGCCTCTGCCGCCCGTGCCGAATCGAATCAAATTAGGCATACCATCCTCCTTACGTGTCCCTGCGCAGAATGCAGCGCAGGGGAATGTCTACCTCGGGCTTCGCGCCAAACGCCTTGAAGATCACGCTACCAACGCCCTGACCGCCATCCACGATGTTGGCCGCCTGCCACGCTGCCAGCTGCTCTGCCGTGATGCTGGTGCCGTTGGCCCAGTCCTGCGTGCTGGTGGTGGTCACGCCCGCCACCGCTGCCGTATAGGTGTAGGGGGCCTCTGTTCCGGCCCAGTTGGCCGCCAGCAGCGTCACCTCCACAATGGTAGATTTGTCCACCTTGCTGCCTACCTGCGCCAGCGCCGCGTTGAACTTCGTCTCCGTGCCGGTGTAGCCGCCGTCTTGCGCCGAGGCGTAGGCGCTCTTTCCGTCCGCTCCCTTGGGGCCGGTCTCACCGGTGTCACCCTTCGCGCCCGGCTCCCCCTGCGGGCCGGTGTCACCCTTGTCGCCCTTCAGCGCCGCCAGCTGTGCCGCCGTGAAGTCCGCGTAGGTGAAGGCGTCGCCCTTTTCGCCGGGGTTGCCCTTGGGGCCTTGCGCGCCGGTGTCACCCTTCGCGCCGGGAGCACCATCGGCTCCGGCAGGGCCGGTGTCGCCCTTGGGGCCTTGTGGGCCTGTATCACCTTTTGCACCGGGCGCACCAACTGCACCAGCGGGGCCCGTGTCGCCTTTCTCACCCTTCAGCGCCGCCAACTGCGTCGCTGTGAAATCCGAATAAGTGAACGCCGCGCCCTTCTCACCGGGGTCTCCCTTCGGGCCAGCAGGCCCCTGTGGGCCCGTCTCACCTTGCGGCCCTTGGGGGCCGGTATCACCCTGCGGCCCCTGTGCGCCGGTGTCGCCCTTTGCACCGGCAGGGCCGGTATCACCCTTGGGGCCTTTCAGCGCACCCACGTTCACCCATGCCGCCTTGTCCACATCCCACTGATACACGGTGTTGCTGTCCGCCGTACCCACGAACCACGCGTCACCGGCGCTTCCTGTAGGGTGGGCAGCCTGCAAAGCCGCCAGCGTGGCATACAGGCCCTTTACCGTGTAGCTGTCGCCAGCAGGGCCAGTATCGCCCTTGGGCCCTGTGGGGCCTTGCGCTCCGGTCTCCCCCTTGGGGCCAGCGGGGCCTTGTTCGCCCTGTGCTCCCTTGTCGCCTTTTTCACCTTTCAGCGCCGCCAGCTGCGCCACCGTAAAGTCTGCGTAAGTAAAGGCGTCGCCCTTCTCACCTTTTTCACCTGCGGGGCCGGTATCGCCTTTCGGCCCCTGTGCGCCCGTGTCACCTTTCGCGCCCTGCGCTCCTGCGGGGCCGCGCGGGCCTGTTGCGCCTGTGTCACCCTTGGGGCCTTGCGGGCCGGTATCGCCGACCACCTTGCCCAAATCCACCGCCTGGCCATCCGTCAGTGTCAGGATCAGATGACCGGTGTCCTCGTTGATATCCACCACCTGAAGCCCCCGCGAGATCGTGCCGTTCAGCCGTGCCTTGAACTGCGGGCTTAAAACCGCCTGAATATCGAGCCTCATTCCACCACCACCTTATTGCTGTGGGCAATCGTCGTGCGATACCCATGGGTAACATCCACGTCATAGGTGTACCTGCCTTTGGGGAACAGTGCCGTCACCGCCGCGTTAAAGTCCAGCGTCACCGTGGCCTTGCTGACGTTGGTAAAAGAAAATTCCTTTACCTCGTTCTCCCCTTTATCCCGAAACGTCACCTTTACCGTGTCCGCTGCATTCAGCGTCACCGCTTCCCCGTCCTGATCCGTCAGTCCAAGACCCAGATCTATGGTGAAGGTATCGCCCTCGTACCATTTGATTACACCGTTTACCACGCGGGGGCTTTGCTCCGCGTTGGGCAGATTGCTCATGTCCATCCCTCCCTTTTTATAAAGAGCATAACAGAAGCGGCGGTGGAAACTCTATCCCACCGCCGCTTTGCTCTTGTCAATGCCAGGGCGCATCCGTGCAAAGCAAAAGAATCGTTGCACATTGGCAAAATTCAGTAAATCAGTTATAAATGTTTGTGCTGTAATCACAAAATCTATGCGCTATTTTTGGCTATTCTGATGTTTACAATTACAAGCAATATTGCGTATAATAATAACGCAGGGAAACCTGCCAGAATTGAAAATGACGCCCGTCATCTTCGTCTGTCGCCTGCCGCGTGTCGCCAGCGGCATAAAAAAGTGCGACTTGCTTACGACGGCCGCTTGCCTGCGTGCGGGGTATAAGTTGCAGGCATGAACCACCAGAAAGGCCTTCTGCAATATTGCGGAGGGCCTTTTCTCTAAAGAGGAGTTGTCGAATCATGACAGACCTGATTCTCTACGGCTTATATTCGATAAAAGATTCCTATTTTTCGGATTTTAAGCGTCCTTACTGGATGGACAACAAAAATGAGGGACGCCCGTATTATTACTTACTTCAAGATTCAGATGGCGTACATTGGGTCATACCGTTAAGTTCGCAAGTTGAAAACTATGAGCGGAAGATTGTCCGCGAAGAAGCAAAACGAGGGGCAGGCAACTGCATCTATTATCATATTGGAAAAATCGCATCAGCAAAGAGAGTGTTCCTGATTGGAGATATGTTTCCGGTAAGCGTCGGTTACATAAAGAAGCCTTATACCATCGGGTCAGTCCATTACATTGTCAGGAACGCCTCTTTAAACAAAGCTGTCTATAGTAAGGCTATGCGCTATCTGAAGCTTGTTTCGACAGGGAAAATGCACAGCAGGAACGATATCATGGGAATTAAACGGACGTTGCTAAAGCCAAAAGAGAAATAAAGAAGAGGGGCTTACGGCCCCTCTTCTTTTTGTTACCACGGTGCCCTTGTGTCTATGGTTTTCTCCTTGATGTCGAAAGCAATGGCCATCGCCCGCTTCTGTGCAGCGGTGAGGTTCAGCCCGTTGATGTATGCCAGTTGCTTGTCGATCTTGGAATAAGCGTCGCTTTTTCCGTCACCGTTGTAGTCCTCGCCGGTCATGCCGCTCATTGCCGTCTTGGCAATCGCCGTATTCGCAACACCCGCGCCGCTCATGGCCTCCTTCACCCACTTGGTCGGCTCGTAGCTGCTGACCACTTCGGCCTTTGCCACCTCGTTGGCCGCCTTATAGATGTAGTCGATGCACTCCACCTTCTCCTCATTGCTCATATTGCGGTAGGCCGCGCTCTGCGTCAGCTCCGTCAGCCACTTGTACGCCTCGCCGCCCTTCTTCTGGGCGTATGTCACATATTGCTCACCTGTCAGGTTGATCTCCTGATTGTCTGCATTGAAGTATTTTTTTGCCCGCGAGGGGAATACATTCTCCCCCGTGACCTCATAAAGCCGCAGCAGTTCTTCCTCCATCGCGCTCATGTCCACAGTGGAGGTATAGGCAGGGTTCAGGAAGTTGTTAAAGGCCCGCGTCCCCACGTCGCCCGTACTCTCCGTCCGGCCCCATGCGTCGATATAGGGAATCTGGCTGTAATCCCAGATGGGGATCTTAGCGCTGGCCCGTCCCAGCGCATACTGCACGTTGTTGGTCAGCTTGGAGTTCTTGCTGGTGAACGTGGTGTACCGCAGCCCCTCGCCCGTGCGCTCTGCCTGTCCCAGAATGGTGGGAATGCCCTGTGATACATAGCTGGCGGCTGCGTTAACCAGTGCCGTGGGCAGCCCCGGCAGTCCGTTGCTGCTGGCATACCCCACAGAATCGAACACATCGTTCAGACTTTGCAGGCAGCTCATTTCCAGCATCGGCTCCGACACCTGTGACATCGCCGTCAGCCAGTCCGCCATCGTGGTCAGTTCCGGATTTCCGCCCGACAGTTCACACAGGTTTACCCCCACAAAGAACGGCAAACACTCCGGGGCCAGCCAGTCCAGCGTCACGCTGGTGCCATTGGGCAGCTCCAGTGCATACGCCTGATGCCCCGCCAGCTCCATGAAGTCGTTTTCCTTATCATCGTCGTCGCCGTGGCCCCGCACAACACCCTGTGCCGTCATGAAAAAGCCCAGCATCAGCAGTCCCGAACCCGTCAGGCCAGCCGAAATAGAATCGATAGCCTCCGCCGCTGTTGCGGTGCCTTTCTTCACGCCTACTGTAGCTTGGTACATGCCGCGGATAATTCCGATGGGACTGTACTCCACGCCCCGCGCCAGAATGTTGGCCGGTGTCTTGCGGAACGGCAGAATCCCCTCCATCACCGTGGCGATCGTCCGCTTCGCGCCGTTCTTGCTGTTCCGGCCCATGCGGCCCAGTTCGCTGATAGCCTGCGAAAAGGCATTGGTGTCCCGATAGGTAGCTTTCTGCGCTTCCTTGATGGCGTATTCCCGCGCCTTTACCACCTTGTCGCCGCCCTTGGCGATCATCTCCGCCGTGATGCCGTTGGCCTTGCAGTACTGGGCCATCGCGTAGGCATAGTGGGGCTTGGAGAACCATGAGTCCTCCCTGTCCAGCGCCCTGCTGTTGGCCTTCCGCGCCGCCTCAAGGGGCTTGGTTCGGAAGATCACCCGCCCCTCCTCAATGTACTTGTTGGCGTTGGCGAAGTCGCTGTACTTTCCGCCGCCCATAGCCACGTCCGCCACCTTGGCGTAATCCTGCGCCGCCGCTTGCAGCAGCGCCTTGCCGCCCTTGCCGGTCACAAATTCCTTGCTGCGTTCCATCTTCCCGCCGGACAGCCGGTATACCGCCTTTTCAATGCCCGTGGCAACTACATCCTTGGCCGCCACCACCGGCATGAAAAATGCATTGCCGAAGATATTCCGTACATGGGTGCGGACGTTGCCCAGCATGGCCAGATACCGCCATGCGTTCCACTTATCCTTGAAGCGGGAGGGCATCTGCTTGCCGATATCCCGGTAGATGTTTGCCAGCACCGCGTCCCGCTCCGCCTGATCGGCGGCTTTCATGAACTGCTCCGCCAGCGTCTGGTCGATCTTCAGCTTCGGGGCCTTGTCGTCGCCGTATTCCTCGTTCAGCTGTGTTTGCAGGTTCGCAATGCTGCGCTGTGCCTGATAAAGCTGCGTCTCCGGCGACACCTGCTTCAGAATCCGGGTGGCCTGCAAAGCCTGCGCCGCGCTCCGCTGGTGCTGCACCATGTCGGAAAGCACGTCCAGCGCCGTCTCCGTGTCGCCGCTGTTGGCCGCGTTGTTATAGAGCGCCCAGCCCATGGCCGTGTTCTTCTTGGACACGTTGCCGGCTTTCATGGCCGACTTCCAGTCAGTCAGCGCCTGCGCCCAGCCCACGCGCTTGATCTCGCCGTCAGCGTCGGCAATGGCCGCCTTGTCGGAATACACCTCATAGGAGTACTTGCCCTCCAGCGCCAGCGTCTCGATATCCGGCACCATCTCCTCCGGCGTGGCCTTGGCCTCCAGTACCGTCCGCACCGTCTGAGAGATTTTTTCGTCCTCGCCGCTCTTCTTGGGCAGCTGAATATCCCGCGCCGCCTTTTCGCCCTTGCGCATCGTGCCGTACAGACCGCGATACCCGCCCATAAGCTCCTCCACCTTGCCCAGATAGGTGCGCTCCTGCTGCTGGATAGCTGCCCGTTCCCGGCCCAACAGCTCTTGCAGGCTGCGGTTGCCTTCAAGGTCTTTCAGCTTGTTTTCCACAATGGCCACGCGGTTGGTGTCCTTGGTGATCTCATCCCTCAGATACGAAATCCGTTTGGCGTTTTTCTTCCCATCGGCGAGAGAAAGGCCCGTCAGCTCCGCCCGGTTGGCCGACAGGCGGGCTTCATAGTCCTCCAGCCGTCCCACCGCGTCCCGGTACTCGGCAAGGCGCTTGCGCTCCCATTCGGTCTTGGCAGACCCCTCCGCCGCCGACAGCAGGATTTCCCGGTCAGTCGTGCCGCGCTGCCGGTATGCGGCGTATTTGGTCAGCTCCCGCACTTCCTGTTCCAGCTCCGTGGCGGATTTTAACTGATAGCGAATATTGTTACTTTCTCTGAATTGCTTGACTTCCTTCTGGAACTGTGCTAAATTCTTCTTGAGGGATGCATCTGTTATGTCCCCCAGTCCTGCTGACTGGGCTACCTCTGACAGGCTGCTTCTCTCTTTTTTGTTGAAATCCAGCACACGGCCTTCCTTGACAGCGTTACGAATCAGTTCAGCCCAGCCAACGCGCCCGCCATCTTCAAAGAAATTCCGCTCCGCGATGGTCAGGACAACGTGCGGCCGTGTTTCTCGGTTTTCGGGGGAGATCGTTTTTCGGGAATAGAAACTCAGCACGGCATACAGCGGTGCATTGTTGTTTCCATATTCCGGCAGCATCATAATGACCGCCGGATTTCCGTCTTTTGTCTTGGTGGAAATGGTCATGGTCGGCTCGTTGATGCTCATAATGGCCCGCGTCATTTTCTCCACACCCAAATCATGGAAATGGACATTCTCGCCCTTGCGCTGCGTCGGGCGGCCATCCTGAATGGCCTGCTCCTTGCTGACCATGTTTTCATAGGCGTGGTCACGCTGGATATAAATGTCGCCACCGATTCCCAGTTTCTCACTGATATAGCGCGGCATAACGCTGACGGGGATCAGCTGATTCTGGCGGGTGGCCTTTTCGCTCAGCGCATCATACAGCGCCGTAGAAACCGCCTGTTCGCTGAAGCTCTTCAACTGATACCGTCCCTCACCGTCGCCCTCGCGGGCGGCGGTTTTTGCTTTCTGCGCCCTGTTCTTAAATGCTTCATGCAGCTCGCGCAGCTCATTTGTGTAGGCCGCGAAATCGTGAAATACTCCTGTGCCTACGCCGCTGGTAAACAACTCCGTCTTTCCAGCCGCAATGTGTCCGTATATGGTAGCGTTGAACTCGTCGTACAGCTGCCTGGGGTCTGCCGTTTCAACAGTCGTTCCCTGATGGGCCGCCACATGATCCAGCAGAATGCGGGTCACAGTGTCGCTCATATTGAGCATCTCCGGTGTGCGCTCAACAAAATCCATATACGGTGCGAAATTCACCTGCCGCATGACATGAGTGATCTCATGCGCAGCAAGCATCCCGCGATTCTGCTCCGGCATCGTCTCGCGGAAATACACCTGCCCACGCACTGAAAATGCAGGGGCCGCACCCTGTTTTCTGTTTTTGTCCCACACGGCATCTGATACCACAAAACTGGGCACTTTGTAATCTACCGCTATTTTCTGTTCCTCATAGGCAACGCTGCCCTCTTTCGGAACAATGAGGCCGCCGTTTACCCATGTACGGTACGGTTTTTCTCCAAAGGCTGTGTCTCCTTCTCCGTATCGTCCAGCAGCAATAGAAAATCTTCCGCGAACGTTTTGATCGTCTCCTCGTCCGCCTGTACGCCCTTCTCCTTTGCCGCGTCCATAAGCTTCCTGGTCAGCTCGTCCTTCTCGTTCATGTAATGCGCCCTCCTTTGTCGTTCTGCTTGTAACCATTATAGCACGTTTTCCCGCCGCGTCATAGGCTTTCTGCCACAGCGCTACACACTGTTCCAGTTCGGCCATGCTCTTGCCGTAGGCATCCTGTGCGGCCCTGTCCTGCGCCGTCTTGCTGCGGAACAGAGACTTCACCTTTGCGATAAAGGCTTTCAGGGCGTCCAGCAGATTCTTGGCGGCGCTGCGGTTCTCCTTGGCGAAGTCCTCAAATAGATTGCCGTTTTCCATCATGTCGCGGGTGAAGTCGGCGGCGATCTCGTCCATGGCCTCCTCCTGCGTCAGCTTCACGCCCGCCTCCTCGGCCATAGCCCGATACCGTTCCACATACGCCGCCGCGCCCTCCTCGCCGGATTCCCGTGCGCGGTAGCTCATGGCATGGTCACGGTAGGTGCGGTACTCCTCCGGTGCCAGCTCCTGCATGCGGTGCGTCACCTCGTGGGCCGCCACAAAGCCGAAGGCGTTGTCCGCGTCGGCGGCGATCTGAATGAGGTTGCGGCTGGAAATGTACACGCCGTTGGCCTTGCCGCCGGAGATCGTGTCCACCATCTCGATACGCACGCCCAGATTCTTGCCCAGCGTGTTCAGCAGCGCCGCCGTACCGGCCTGCTCCTTGGCCATCTTCCGGGAATGTTCGTTATCCACAAGGCCGCTTTCGCTGCCCGCGCTGCTCACGAAGTCCAGCCCCGCCTTTTCACGGGCAAGACTGGCCGCCGCGTCGGAAAGACCCGCCTCATAGGCCGCCGTCTGTACGCTCTGGGGCAGTGCGCTGGCCGCCGCGTTCTTCACGTTGGCAGCGGATTCCCGCCGCAGACCCGCCTGATAGAGAACGGTAAAACCCGCTTGCAGCTTGCCCTTGCTCTCCACGTCGGCGTTCTGCACCTCGGCCCACGCCTTGCCGCCGTTCTCGCCCAGCCCGTTCTGCCATGCCGCAGCCTCCCGGCCTGCGATATAGGCGATCTTCCGCTGGGTCTCGCTGAGATAGCTCAGATCCTCCTGCTGCATCACGGCCTCTTCCTTGGCTCCCGCCTTGCCGTACTCATAGGCGATCCGGTACGCCGAATCATACAGCGCCACGTCCTGCCCCTCGGCATAGGTGCTGCGGAACACCTCCGCCTGCGCCCCGTACTTGTCGGAAGCCTCTGTCAAGGCCGTGTCCTCCGCGCTTTGCTGGTCATCCAGCTGCACCCCGGCCTCCTGCAAGAACTGGCGATACCGCTCCGCTGTCAGCTCATTGCTGTGCTGCACGGCGGTCTGTACCGCCATGTTGCCGCCGCCCATCAGGCCACCGGCCAGAGCGCCCGCACCGAAGTCCACGGCGATATCCTTGATTGTCTCGCCCACGACCTTCTGCTGCGCTTCCTGATGGCTCATGCCGCCTGCCATGTAGGCATTGATCCGCTGCTCCACGTCGGCCATGTCACCGTTGATCACCTTATCCCACCACAAATTGGCAAGGTCGGTGAACATCTCCTCGCTGCCCTCGATACCGCCCTGAATGGCGGCATTTTTCAGCATTCCGGCCAGCTTCTGCTTTGCCGTGCCCGTGGGCAGCTTCATGTGGATCAGGCTTTCCAGACTTACCTTCTCAAAGAAGCTTTCCATCACGCCCGCCGCCACACCGGTGACAATGGCGTGGCTGTCGTCCAGTCCGCGATCCTTTGCCGCCACCATCGCGTCGGTGGCCGCCGCGCCGCCCAGCGTGGCCGAAGCGGCAGCAGGCGGAACGCCCAGCGCCGCCAGCGCCGCCGTGGCCGCGCTGTCCAGCATGGACGTACCCACACCATACGCAAACGCGGCCGCATCGCCGTGGTCATACTGGAGGTTTTTCGTCACCTCGCCCCGCACACCGCTGGCGTAGGCATAGGGCAGCATGGCCGGGGAATGGTAGTCCGCCGGGGTATCGGGATTCCGAAGCTTTTCCACCGCCGTGTATACCGTGCCAATGCCGCTCAGAAGGTTGGCAGGAACAGACAGCAACGTGCCGCCAATAGGCGACTTCTCGCCCTCATTCCGCGCCATCTCCTGTACCTCGGCGTACCGCTCCGCATTCTTCTCCCGCTTGGGAATATTGCGCTGATAGTTCACCAGCTGGGAAAGCTCGTCCTCCGAGAGACCGGACGCCAACAGTGTCTCCCGCGCAGCAACCTTTCGGTCATAGTCAGCCTGCGCCGCGGCGGCCGGAACACCCTCTGTGCTTGCCAGCACCTCCAGCGCGGCAGTCTGCTCCTCCGTCAGCTTGTCCAGCGCCTCGCGGCCCTTCACGTCGTATTGCAGGCTCTCCGCCTTGTTCAGATCGGCCTTCATGGCGGCATACTGCCGCTCCGCCTCCGTCGTCCGGTTGGCGTCATAGCCGCCGAAAGCATGGATGTTATAGGGCGCTTTCTCCTCCTGCGCCTTTTTTCCGGCCTTTTCCACCTCGGTGCGGTACTTGTCCAGTTCCAGCCCCAAAAGCCGCTGGTACTCCTGCTCAGACAACTCCTGCTGCGCCTTTTCGTCCGCCAGCTCCTTGGCGGTTTTCTGCCGATCTCCGGCAAAGGAGAATCCCCCCAGAAACGTACCGTAGGGAGAGACTACCTGTCTCTCCCGTTTTTTCTGCTGTGTCTCCACCGGCTCCGGCGTAATCACCATGCTGCCGGGGGAATAGAGCTTACTCTTGCTGTCGCCGTATCTGCTGGGGTCAAACCCGGTTTCCGTGCCGCTGTCCACCCTCGTATCCGCAGCGCTGCTCCCGTAGATTTTGCTCTTCTTACTGCCGTATTTACTCGGATCAAATCCCGCCATGTGTTGACCTCCTATGTTAATACAGTTCGTTCATGATCTGTTCCGCTTGGGCGGCGGTGATCTCGCCCCGCTGCACGAACCCGTTCAGCAGGTTCGCTGTGCGGCGGGACTGCGCCCCCGCCTTTGCATAGGCCAGCGCCCTGCTGTATGCGGTGGTGTCCTTGTAGGAAGAACTCCCCGTGTTCTTGCTGCCGCCGGAACCGCCGCTGGAGCTTCCTCCGCCGCTGCTCTTTGCCGCCGCAGCCGCCTGTGCCGCCTGCTCCTGCTGCCACCGGAACTGCTCCAGCTGCAATTGATACTGCCGGTCGGCATTCTCCTTCTCCAGCTGGTAATTTCTGTCCGTGTTGAACTGGTTCCACTGCTGGAGCCACTGGTTATACCCCCGGTCATAGGCGGTGTCCGCGTTGCCCTGGGCATAGTCACGTTCCGTCAGCCACTGGTTGTAGGCATCCCGGTACTTGCTGTACTCATCGTCTGCCAGATCACCCAGCATACCGTACTGCTGCTGCATCCGGTCGCCCTCATCCTGATACTGCTGATAGGCCATCTGGTACAGCTCCGGCACCACGTCGTTCAGCTGCTGCAAATAGGCGTCGTACTGCTGCTGGCCCACCGCCTGCCCGTAGGTGCTGCCGTAGCCGCCCGTCAGCGCCGCCGCCTGGCCCATGGTGTCCTGCATGGCCTGCTTGCCCTGCTGCACATACTTGTCCTTGTACTGTTGATAGAGCGCGTCGCCGTTCAGATCATAGCTGAACTTCTTCCGCTTTCTGATGGCGTCCAGCGCCTCCTGCATCTGCTGGCCATACTGTCCGCCTGTCCAGTCTCCCGGCTTCTGGCTCTCCAGCTGCGCAAGCCGCTCCGCCAGCTTCTTGACCCGGTCGCTCTCCTGATAATCTTTATAAGAAAATGCCATACTGTCGTTTCCTCCTTATGTTGTCTCCGGCCCTGCGATACGTTTCCACATGTGTACCACCAGATACGGCGGCATGTTGTTGTGGCTCCCTCCGCCGCCCGCCTCGCTGATGCTCAGGCTGTGGCTGTGGCTGCCGTCTGTGCTGGTGTAGAAGGTATAGTGGCTGTCGGACGCGCCCTTGCCCTCTGCCGTCTGGCTGCTGCCGCCGCTCTGGTTGCCGGAAAATCTGTGGCTATGTTCACCGCCGGACTCGATGCTGCCGCCGTGGGTGTGGCTGGGCATCTGGCTGGCGGTCAGTATCACGGAAGCTTCGCCACCCGTGGCTCCCACTGCGTACAGGCCTTCGCTGCTGGCCAGCAGGAATTTTCCCGCGATCCGCTCCCAGTACGTCCCCGGAAACAGCGCCTCCGGATTCGCGTTCTCCGTCACGGACATGTAGATACTGCCCACCGGATAGATGGCGTCAATGGTCAGCACACTGGGCAGCAGCGGCGTCACCACGCTCTTGATGATGTCCGCCAGCGTCTTGTCGCCCACCTTCAGCGTCCCGGCGATGCTCACATCCCCGGCAAACTCCGCGTCCCACTCGCAGTGCAGGCAGTCCGTCTGCGCGTAGCTGCCGAAGGACGCGCCCTTGCCGCCACCTTTCAGGTGGAATGTCACCGACTTGGTGGGCACCGCCCTGATATACGTGACGCTGTTGCCCACCTTGTCCGTGGCCGTCAGGCGCACCGTGTAGCTCTGCATGGTGGAGATGTCGGCGCTCCCCGTCACCATGCCTGTCACGCCGCTTTGCAGCGCCACCTCCGCGCCGTAATCCGCCGCGTCCAGCGCCTTATAGGCCGCCGTCAGCGTCACGGTGTTCTCCCCGTTCAGCCCGGTGCAGCCCGCCGTGGCCCTGGCCGCGATATGTACGCCGTCATCCGCCGCCAGCAGCGCGTCGTCGCAGCGGTAAACGCTGGCCTCCGTGATGGTGGGCGGCGCATAGGCCAGCGCCTCTACCTCCACCGTCTCCGTGGTGGTGTTGCCCCGGCTGTCCGTCACCATGCACCGCACCGTGGCCGCCATGCCGCTCAGCGCCTTTGTGGTAGCGGTGTTGTCCACCGCCGCCACTGTCTCCCCGTCGTACTGCACCGAGAAGCCCACAATGGTGGCATTGAAGTTCCCGCTGGCCTTGCTGGGGTCAAAGGTGATCTTCACCTTGGAATATCCCACCACCCAGGCGTTGATGCCGGGAATCAGGCTGTTGTCCCGCTCTGCGCTGATCCACCCATCCGTCACCGTGGGGGCCGCCCCATCCGGAGGATACAGCGTCAGCCGCGCCGTGGCCGTTCCCTTGTTGGTGCTGCCGTAGTAGGTGGTGCAGGTGATGGTGCAGGCCGCGCCGCTGGTGGTCACCTTGTCGATCAGGCTGGTGGGCGGCGTCCACTCGCAGCTGGCCCCCACCCCAGTGGCGATGGTGCCGGTCTCCCCGCCCACCGTGTACGTCACCTTGTGGGTATAGCGGCTGTCGCCCCGGTTGGTGTAGATGGTCACCTTCTCCCCCAGCTTCGCCCCGTTCTTGCTCAGTGTCGGGGTAGACGCTCCCGCCGTAGGCCCTGTGGTGCCGCCTCCGCCGCTACTACCGCTGGAATAGGAACCGATGCTGGTGGTATACGTCAGCGTCTTGCCGCCGCGGGGCGCGTTGGTGCCCAGGGTAATGGAAATGCTGACGCTGCTGGCGGTGGTACTGCCGGCCACATAGAAACTGGCGCTGTACGCGCCGCTGTTCCAGCGATCCGGCGAATTCTCCTTCAGCCGCTTCTTCGTCCCGTTTACCGTCACGTCGATATAATAGCCGAAGTAACTGCCGCCGCTGCATCCGCCCAGTGACACCGTCACATAACCGGAATATGACGTGCTGCCCGAACTTACGCGGTAGATGTTATCGGAGATGTTGACCGTAAGTGTCGGCCCGCTTCCCCAGCTGTAGCTGCTCATGAATTACCTCCTGTCCAACGGAACGAAAGCCCGTTGCCGTCGTCTATCACCCAGTTGGGAAACGTCACCGTCCCCGTGTGGATGCCTGTCACATACAGCGCGTCGTTGGCGAAATACGCCACCTCGCCGCCGTTCACGTAGAAGGACAGTTTCTTCGTCGTCCAGATGCTCATATTCTGGCTCCGGTCGATCTCCTCATACTCCTTGCCGCCTACCGTCTCCTTCACGCCGGTCACCTGAATGTCCTGGCCGATGGCGATGCCGATAATGGGCGTCAGCCCCTCATAGCCCACCACGCCCTGGCGGATGTAGCCATTGGTGGCAGCAATGAAGTTGTTCACGATCTCGCTGCGTGTGCTGATCTCCTGCTCCAGTCCCGCCGCTGTGGCCGTGATGGTGTTCTCCATGTTCTCCTGGAAGGTGCCGAAGTCCGAAATGGCCACATATTCGCTCCGCAGCGTCTGCTCCACCTTCTCGATGGTCTGGCGCACTTCGTTGGCGTTCTTGATGATGAGGGATTTCAAATCTGCCTGGGTCTGCTGCATCTCCTCCCGGGTGGCCCCGCCCAGGGCCGCCGCCGTCTCCTGGGAAAAATTCTCCGCCGTCAGGTTGTTCAGGCTGCTGTTCAGCGTGTCCACCAGCCGGTAGAGATACCGCCGCACGTCCTGCAGCTGCTGGGCCTTGTCCCCCTGCAGCATGGGTGGAGAGGGAATCACTACCATCCGACATCACTCCCCAGCTCCAGAATCTTGGCAATGGAGAACACCCGCACAACGCCCTTGCCCTCCAGCCGCAGCTTCATGTGGTCGCACCGCCGGGGGATCACCGGCACCGTAAACGTCCCCGTCCCTCTCCGGCGCACCGTCCCGGCATGCTCCCACCTGCCATCTGAATCATACTGGCAGTAGAGCCGCAGCTCTCCGCTGTTCTCAACCTGCAGCCGGATGTTGTACCGGCTCAGATACTTCTTGTCCGGGTACTCATACCCGATCACGCCGCTCTCCGCCATCCACTCCAGATCCGTCTCCGGCGTTCCCTGAGTCCCCAGCACACACATGAGCTTCTTCGTGTCCGCGTCGATGTAGTAGAGGTCGTCGTCCATGGCGGCAAAGCACATGGCGTGGGTGTTGTCCTCCCGGTGCCATATGCCCTTCCCCGCGTCGTAGCAGAACAGGTGCCATGCCCCGCCGCTGTCCTTCATGGACAGGTAGTACTTCCCGTTGAAGCTGCCGCCCACGGCCCCGGAATACCGCTCCTCGCCCAGTGCCGCCCCCATCGAGGTGGGGAAGCTCCCGTCATAGGCGCACACGTCCGTCCGGGACTTGTAGAACAGCACCTCGTTCACCACGCACAGGCTGCGGAAGCTGCCGCTCTGTACGCCCCGGCCCACCGTCTCCGTCACCTGGTGGGCGCCCACGGCGCTGATGGCCACCCGGTGGATCACATTCTCCTTGAAGAACGTAGGATAGCCCAGGTAGTTGGCGCACCCCGTCCACGCCCCATCTGAACCCACAGAAGCGGCCCAGGCGTCCGTGGAGATACCGGCGTATACCCGCCAGTTGCGGAAGTCGCCCAGCTTGCAGCAGTACAGCTCGTTCACGGCCTTGCCGTCCACCATGCCGTACTTGCAGCCCCAGATACGGTTCTGGGCCTCGCACACATAGTCCATGTCCGGCACCGCCCGCTTTACCGTCACGGTGCCCTCCGTCTGCTCATAGGTCAGGTCGATCAGGCCCACCACCACGATATAGTCCTCATCCTTGGCATAGATGATCTTCGTGCCGTTCAGCTCCTCAAATTGGGCCTGCACCACGTCGCTGTCGCCGCCATAGGCCGCGCCGCTGATCTCCACGCCGTCCCCCTCCTGGAAGGGCTTGCCGATGCCCACCGCCTGGATCTTGGTGTACACCGTCGCCACGCCGATCCACATCTCGCTGCTCTCGCTCCACATCATCAGGCTGTGGGGCGTCTGCGTGGTGTCGATCCAGTATTCGCCGCCCTTGGGCTCCTCCGGCTTGGTGGCGGACACCTTGCTCAGGGGGCTGCCGTCCGCGCCGCACAGAAGATACGTCACCGTGCCGCTGCTCTCGTAGCTCGCTTCCAGACCGCCGAAGTCCGTCAGGTCTTTTGTGTTCAGATACTTCTTATCCGGCCAGATCAGCAGGTACGCGCCCATGCTCACCAGCTGCTTTTCGCCCTCCGTCAGCGTCAGGCCCACAATCTCTGCCCCGTTGTAGTAGAGCTTCCCGCCGTCCGCCCACGCCATAGCGTCCTTGGCCAAAATCCCCTGGGGCGCCTCCATCTGCCGCACCACGCCGCGCCTTGCGCGGCTCTGCAGCAGCGGATAGCCGTCCGAGGACATATTCTTCATGTCATAAAAGGCATTGGCCGCAATGCTCCTATTGTGGTCATAGCCTGCAAAGGTCGAGATCATCTCCCGGCTCTGCCCCTGTTCTGTCAGTGTGGGAAACTGCATTGCCGCCCCTCCTTACCAGTATTTCACGCTTGCGCCCACGCTCTCGTGGGTGCGGTTGTACCAGTTGCGATACTCCCCATACGCCGCCATAAACAGCGTGATGGAGTTGTTGTACTTGCCCAACTCCCCGTTCAGCCGATCCACCTGGGCCGCCAGATACAGGGGGTACATCCTGTCATAGGGTGTCGGCGCCGTCAGCTGGGCTTCCACGTCGTCCCCCAGCACAGGGATTTCCGCCGTCTCGCCGCCCCGGTAACACCGCACGATCTCCCTTGTCACCATAGCCTCCAGCTCGTTCAGCCAGCCGATCTTATCCTCCTGGGTGAACACATTGGGCTTCTCTCTGTCCAGCGCCTCCAGCGCCTGCATGATGGTCATGCCCCATCCCTCCTTTTGAAGAAAGGGGGCACACCGGCCCCCTTGTTTTCTCACATATCGCCGCCCTGCATGCTCCGGCGGATGGCCTCCTGCTGATAGCGGTACGCCTCCCGCTTCTGCTTCTCGCTCAGGCGCAGCACCTCCGCCACGCACTCCGGCACTTCCACTTCCTCACCTCTGCGGATCAGAAAGCTGCGGCCGTTCACGGCCACATACTGCTCCGTGTCGCCGTTTTCCAGCAGCGGCAGCAGCACCTTCACCATCTTCTCCTTCTTGGGCTTTTCCGCCTTCTTGGGAGGCTCCGGCGTGGTCTGAGGGGTGTCCTGTGCGGTCTGTACAGTCTGGGCGATGTTCAGGTTTTCATTATCCATGTCGTTTTCCTTTCTTCTGCGGCGGGGGAGCGTATCCCCCGCCGCGCAGTATGTCAGTTGGCGTCCACGGTGCCGCTCCACTCAGCGGAAACGGATTCGATACGCACCATATTCTGCTCCAGCAGGATCTTGGCGGTAAGGATACCCTTCCAGCCCACGGTGGAGCGCTGGTTCAGGGGATCTTCACCGGCGCCGAGAGGCTTGACGATGGTCTGGAGACCGCCACCCGTCACCTCGGTCACACCGTAGGCATTCTTGCCCAGCACCAGCGTGGAGAACACGCCGTAGTAGGTGGCGGGATCGCTGCCGCTGCCCGCGGACTTCTGGGGACAGTCGCTGTCCTTCCATACCTTGGCCTCGGTGGATTCCACGAAGCGCACACCGGCCACCTTGCCGATCTCGCCGGTAAACAGATTCTCCGGCTGGGCATACTTGTGGGCGTCGATCCACTCAGGGTCACGCTGCAGGTCGTAGGCCACATAGGGGTGGATGATCGCCACATAGTCGCCGTTGAAGGTCGGCACGTTGTTCTTCTTCAGGGTGGCAACGGCCTTCTGGATCATCTTCACGGTCAGCTGGCTGGTGGTGTTCATGTTCTTGCGCAGGGTCACGGCGGTCTCGGTGCCGCTGGCCACGGTGGGGCAGAACAGCACGTTGTTGCCGGCAGACAGCTGATTGCGCACCACGGTATCCATGGTCACGCCCGCCTGTGCGCCCAGCAGCTGGGTGGCCTCCACGATCACATTGTCAATGGCGGTCAGATCCAGCACGTCGGACACACGCACGAAGTAGCCGTACTGCGCCACGGTGGCGGTCAGGCTGGTCACGTCCAGCGCACCGCCGTTGGGGGTCACACCTTCCGTCAGGGCGGTCAGCGCCTTGGGCAGCTGGTTGAACTTGCGGAACTCAATGGTCTTACCGCTGCCCTTGGGGATGTCGCGCTTCTGGCCGAACTGGCTATGCACCAGATTGGGGCCTGCCTCACGCAGCAGCACCTTGTCATAAAAGGTTTTCATTTCCGCCGACAGGTTGTTGCCGGTGGAGTTGGAGCCGGTGGTGTTGGTCACATCAGCAAACAGCTGCATGTCCAGCGCCATCATAAAAAAGTCTTTAACGGTTTTCATAAATCTCCCTTCCGGAGAGGTCAGAAGCAGATCTTCTCGCCCCTCCTTGCACGTTGGATGAGATCATCCATATCCTTGTCGGAGAGCTTCGACACGTCGCTCTTCATGGTCACACCGGCGCCCGCACCGTTTTCCGTGGGGCGCTGGCCCTGTGTCTGGATCTTGGCCGCCAGCTTCCGCTCCGTCTCCTGAGCGGTGTACTGCATGGCCTGCGGGATCAGCTGGTCGTGGTACAGGCCCCAATAAGCGCCCTCCACGCTGGCCCCGTTCATCAACGCATTGAAAAACTGCGGGTTCCCCAGCTCCTTCTCCAGATCCAGTCCCGGATACTTCTGCGCGATGGCCTGCGCCTCCTGCGACCATTTGGCGATGTTCTGCTCCATCCGCTGGCGGCTCTCCCGTTCGGCCAGCTGCTCCTTCAGCTGCTGGTTCTCCCGCTCCGTCTTGCGGATGGCTTTCACCTGATCCACGCTGATGCCCAGACGCTCCGCCTCCTCCTGATAGAAGGCGTTGTCCTCCTCGATGGCAGCAGACAGCGCCTTGATATCGGCAGCGTCCACGCCATAGCGCTGGGACAGCATCTGCATCACCGGCTGCATGGCGCGGAATTTCTCCGCGTCAGCACTGGGGCCTTTCAGGCGCCGCGTCACCGTGTCCTGTACCCGCTTGGCATACACGTCCTTGAACTCGCCCTTGATGAGCGCGTCAAATTCCTTGCCAAGATCTCTTGCAGGCTCTGCCTGCTGCTGCGCCCCGGCGTCGGGTGCATTCTGTTCAGCCTGCTGGTTCTGACCAGCCGCCGCGCCCGTGGTGCCCGCTGCTGTGCCGCCGTCCCCCTCTGCGAACAGCTGGAGACCGCGCCAACGGTACATATTTTTCATGGTATCCTCCTGCCCGTAGGTGGGCGAAACCGTAATCTGCCCGTCAGGTGGGCGAATCCATCATTAAGGCTCACGCCTGAATGTCACATACTCCGGATAATGGTGCGCCAGCAGCGCAAATCCCGTCGCCACCGTCCGCAGCGCCACAGCCGCCTCCCCCGCCGCGTCCTGCCGGGGGCACAGCGTTACCGTGGCGTCGCCCCTGTCCACGTCCACGCGGGGCCTTTTGCGGAGCTTCCCCTGCTCATAGAGGTCAAGGGCCGTCTGCGCCACTGTATAGCACAGGATGGTGGCCGCCGCACACACCACGTCATGCCCCACGTCGGCCTGTCCCGCGTGGCCGGTCATCCGCAGCACATAGGTGCCGCCGCACCGTGAAAATTCTACCCGCACCATGGCTTACACCGGCGCGGCACGGTCTGCCGCTTCCTTTCTGGCGTTGGCGGTCACGCTGCTCTCGCCGCCGCTGTTGCCGGTATCGGGAACGCTTCCCGGCATGGGCTGCTGCGTACCCTGCGCACCGCCCAGCAGCTGCATGGCGTAGTTGGTGCCCAGCTTCATATCCACCAGCTGGGCCATAGCCACCGCCTGCTGTTGGGCCATCATCAGACGCTGATACAGCGTCCCGTTGGCGCTGATGCGCTGCATGATCTGCTCCTTGCCGTCAAAGTCCATCATCTCCAGACACGCCAGCGCCTGATCGGTCATTTGGGGATTGAAGAACCCGGCCCCGAAGAATTGCAGCGCCAGCTCATTCTGGGATAGCTTGCTGTAGGGGCTGGCCTTTTCCGCCGTGATCTCAATGTCGAACACCGGCAGCCGGTAGCCCATGTCCACGCCCATCTCCATGCCCTGATACACGGGCTTGATTCCGGCGTTGGTGTAGCTGACGAAATCCTCCCGGCCGTTCTCGCCCAGAATACGGAACTGACGGGGCAGGTCATAGAACTGGCGGATCAGCTCCACTACCAGCTCCACCACCTCGCGGAAGGCGCGGTAAGCCGCCTTATTGCCGTCTCGGCTCAGCTTGCTGCCCGCCTCCTGCATGGCCGCAATGGCGCTGGCCGCCGTCACGCCGGAGGTAGAGCCGCCGGTGGACACGTCCCGGTTGCCGGTGGTCTCCTTCAGCTCGTCCACCTTTCTGTCCAGCACGTTCAGATAGATGCTGTTGAGCACCTTACCCACCACCGGCAGGATGCTGTCCTGTCCCAGATTGCCGTCGGTATGGACGAAATCCTTCGTCATGTCGGCATATTCCTGCTCATTCAAAGAGCCGTCGGAGCGGATGAAGTACCGGGGCTTGGCATTGGACAGCATATTCTGCATCACCGCCTGATCCCCTCGGTCGATGTACTCCTGCGCACCCTTGCCAATGTCGATATAGCCAAAGCCGCAGGGCGTTCCCTTCACACGGAACATGGGGTCGAACACAAAGGGATATTTCCCGTGGTCATACCAGCCCTCGCCGTCATTGTTCTCCGTGGCGTACAGCACCGTTTCCCCCACGAATTTGCAGTAGTGCAGCAC